ACTCATTTTAGTAAACAAGCAGGTTTGCTTGGGCTTGATCCAACAAAATACGGAACAGGGATCAAAGGTGAAGAAGCTAGAAGACTGGCGCAAACAAGAAACCCTGTGATTGGAAGAAGTTATTTTTATCGAGGGGAGCCGGGATCAGTAACGCCAGAACCCGGACTAGGAACTAATATATATACAGCAACATTGCCAAATTTATATGATATTACTGCTGATCCATTAAGTTTAGGGCGGTTGGCTAATATCCGTAATGTGACAAGTTATTCTGCAAAATATGGACAGGGTAGACGAGATGAGCCGCAGATGTTGACAGACTTAGAGCGTTTAACGAAAGAATATGGGTATGGTGGTTTACTTGATCCGTCAAAGGCTATCGTATGGAACCCAACAGCGGTTAGACAGGTAAAGTAATGCCGAACACTATTGGAGCTATCGAAACTAGCTTATATTGGCAAAAAGTTGTATTAAAGCAAACTCATAGCAAAGAGCAAAAAGAGAGAGCGCAAAGAGCGATTGAGCGTTTAGAATTAGAACTTGAGCAACTACAGCAAGACACCGAAAGGTATTGCAATTATGGAAACAGAAGAAAATAAAATAGCCGAAGAAAAAGAAAATGGATTCGGCAAGGGTAGACCTAAAGGAGCAGTAAACAAGTCTACTAAGGTCGTAAGAGAGGCTATTGCAGAGCTATTAAGCCGTAATAGTCAGTACATGGACAGATGGCTACAGAGGGTCGCAGAGGGCGATGAAGTCTTAGGCATGAAGCCTGATCCTTACAAGGCATTGGACATTATGCTGAAGATGAGTGAGTACCATATCCCTAAGCTAGCTAGGACAGAAGTAACGGGCAAGGATGGGGAAGCTCAAGAGATGGTTATCAAGTGGGGAGGAAAGAAATGAGTTACAAGCCGACTAACTGCCCTATGTGCAGCGCATTTCTGGTCAGTAGCAAGTGTCTGAACTGCGGGTATCAGAAGTATGCAGTTCGATGATTTAGAGCAGTTCAAAGACTGGTGGCTAGTCAACAGACCACTAAACACGCCAGACATAAGATCATTAACGTATGTGGCAGAAACGCATGGCGTAGTTTTATACAGGCAGGGCTGTTACCAAGTTGAGATGTTTTTAGTTAAGCCAAATTCAGAAATAGAGCCGCACATACATCCAAATGTAGACTCATTTGAGGTGTACATAGGTGGCGATATTGATTTTATGTGTAATGGTCAATGGTTTGGGCAGAACATGATTGGTGATTCAATCAGGGTTTATCCGAATAGTTGGCATGGTGGGAAGTTTGGTGATAGAGGTGGTTGTTTTATTTCTGTCCAGAAATGGCTAAATGGAGTTGAGCCAAAGTTTGTAGGGGATGACTGGGTAGACCAGAAGAACACAGGTTCCTATAAAGAAAACAGGCAAACGTAAAGTGACTGAGATTGTCATAGATTATGAACCGAGGGTTCAGCAGCTAGAGATACATGATGCCATTGAGCAGCATCGTTTTACTGTGGTGGTTGCCCATCGTCGTATGGGAAAGACTGTTAGCGCAATCAATCACCTTATCAAGTCCGCTATCGAGTGCGACAAGCCAGACCCACGATTTGCCTACATTGCGCCTACCTACGGACAAGCCAAGCGAGTAGCGTGGGATTACCTTCAGAAGTACACCAGACCACTAGGAGCTACCTACAATGTCTCTGAGCTTCGTGCTGATTTCTTTGGGCGTAGGGTTAGTCTTTACGGGTCTGACAATCCTGACAGCTTGCGTGGTCAGTATTTCGATGGCGTGGTTATCGACGAAGTTGGCGATCAGAATCCGAGAATATGGAACGAGATCGTCAGACCTGCTCTTGCCGATAGGCTTGGGTGGGCTTGCTTCATTGGTACTCCTAAAGGCAATAACCATTTCGCTGAACTAGCGGACAGAGCCAAGTCTGAGCAAGGCTGGAAGTTCCTAGAGTTCAAGGCTAGCCAGACGGGAGTCCTGCCCGACTCAGAACTTAAAGCTGCCTATCGAGAGATGGGTGAGGACAGGTATAACCAAGAGTTCGAGTGTTCCTTTAACGCAGCGGTTGAGGGGTCTTACTATGGCAAGCTCATTAACGATCTTGAGAGCAACGGTCGTATTAGCGACTTTCCTACTGACGGTCTGTGCCGTAGCTTCGTTGCTTGGGATTTGGGCATGGGTGATTCGACTGCGATATGGATTGCACAGATTGCCGGGAAAGAGGTCAGACTCATTGATTGCGTAGAGAATCATGGCGTAGGTCTAGACTGGTATGTCGGCTGGTTGAAGGATAACGACTATGGGAAGTTTGACCAAATCCTGCCCCATGACGTACAGGTTAGAGAACTCGGAACAGGCAAGAGCCGTAAGGAAGTGCTGGAGGAAGCTGGACTTAGCATCACAGTCGCTCCGAGACTTAGCGTTGCCGACGGGATACAGGCTGTGCGACGTATGTTGCCGAGATGCTGGTTCAATCCGAGAACCAAGAACGGACTAGATGCGCTACGGAACTACCGTCGAGAGCATGATGAGCGTAGACAGATATTCTATGAGAAGCCTCTCCACGATTGGTCATCACACTTTGCAGACTCGTTTAGGTACTTAGCGATTGGTCTTGACGAGACAGATACTTCATGGCAGACATCGTTGCCAATTTCGACTAAATGGATTGTATAATGAGCAAAACTTAGGGGTTTGCTATGAAGATGGACGAAGGGCAGATCAAGAGTATTCTTGAGAATGAAATCGACAATGCGATTGGCTATGTCGATACCGAGACTACCGACCAACGTGCTAAGGCACTAGAGTATTACCTGCGTTATCCCTATGGCAACGAGGTAGAAGGTCGTAGCCAGATTGTGACGGGGGAAGTAGCCGAAGCGATTGACGGGTCTTTGCCTCAGCTAATCCGTGTGTTTACCACCACAGAGGATATTGTTTCCTTTGAGCCTCAGACTCCAGAAGATGAGGAGTCCGCTAGACAGGCTACAGACTACTGTAACTGGGTCTTTTACCGCGAGAATGACGGTCTAATCATCCTGCACAACTGGTTCAAAGATGCGCTGATGCAGAAGGTCGGCGTAGTCAAGGCGTACTGGGAAGCTAAGGAAGATGTCAACAAGGAAACTTACAAGAACCTGACTGAAGATGAGTTAGCTCTGCTTCTTAGCGATCCTGCTATTGAGGTGACTAGCCAAAAGGTTGAGATGCTTGATGGTGGCGTGGATATGATGGGGATGCCTATTCAGATTCCTATGTACACGGTCAAGGTCAAGAAGGTTAAGAAGTACGGCTGCGTAAAGATTGAGAACGTACCGCCGGAAGAATTCCTGATTAGCAAGTCTGCACGAACCATTGAGGATAGTCCGTTCGTAGCTCACCGTCGTTTGATGACGCGCTCAGAGCTAACGGCTATGGGGTTCGATAAGGACATTGTGGAAGGTTTGCCTAGCTATGATGACCTTCAGTACACTCCTGAACGAGTAGCTAGGTTTTCTCAAGGTGAGCAGCCGGATGAGAACATCAGCCTGACATCCAGCTTATCAAGTCTACTGTTACGAGACAGATGCTTGATAACCTGTATCTGACGAACAATGCTCGTATTGCTGTGGTTGAGGGTCAGGTTAATCTGGATGATGCGCTGAACGCTACGCCGGGTGGATTGATCCGTGTGAAGTCGGGTGGTGCTATTGCGCCTATTGAGGTTCCTGCTGTAACGGCTCAGGCTTTCCCATTGCTTGAGTACATGGATGGCGTTCAGGCTAAACGAACAGGTGTTAATGACCAGCAACAGGGTCTTGATCCAGATGTACTGAACAATGTTTCCGCTACGGCTATTGCTGCGATGATGAAGTCTAACTCTGGCAAGCTGGAGTTAATCGCTCGTATCTTTGCTGAGACAGGCGTTAAGAGCTTGTTTAAGGGGATTCTGCACCTATTGGGCAAGTATCAGGATCAGGCAAAGATTGTCCGTATGCGTGGCAAGTTTGTGACGTTTGACCCTAGATCGTGGACTAACCAGTACGACGTAGCCATTAACGTTGGGTTGGGTTCAGGGGATCGTGAGCAGAAATTGGCTATGCTCCAGATGATTATGGGCAAGCAGGAGCAGATTCTGACTCAGTTCGGCGCAAGTAATCCGTTGGTTAGCGTTGCTCAGTACCGAGATACATTGGCTCGAATGATTGAAGCGGCTGGTTTCAAAGATGCTAACGCTTTCCTTAACGAGATTT